TCATTTGCTTGAACTTTTTTATTCAAGTTTGTCAATACTAATGTTCCATCGGCAGTATTACTAAAGTATAATACTTTGCCTGTTACGCCTCGGGCTTCAACTCTAACATCTTCACCTGTTGTATATACTCCAAAACCTGCTGCCTTATTGACATATACTTTTTGTGCATCTAGGTTAGTAGAATCGGTATATATGTTTGCATTGGCTGAAGTAATGTATTTACTAGAATTGTTGGCGGATACTGGAGGCCAAATGTAACCTTTTGCAGTAAATGTAAGATTCCAAATAATCAGCCGAGTATTCATAAAGTCGCCTTCATAATCAACTTCAGGACTTACTGAATTGAGAATAACAGGCATATCATACTTTTGATCCATCTCTTTGATGAAATCAATTGTTACTGTAAAATCTGGTGTAAAAAATGGCAATATTTGTTCTAGTATTTGTGTGCCATCTTCTGTGTTTCTTACATAGATTGATAAATTAAAATCAAAATTATATGGAATTGGAACATATTGGCTTCTAAAAGAACCAGAACTCATTCCAAAATTCTGTAATGTTGTTTGTTGTTTTCTTGTGGTGTCGTATGTCATTCCAACCAAATCAAAACTCATACGAGGCACGGTTGTTGCAATAGACTTTGTAAGATTTGGGTCAGATTGTAAACGAACTAGGTACTTTTCTTTTGCACCATAAGACAATGGCACTTTGGTAATTTCATATGCTGTCAACCCATCTTTTGAATATCGTGTCAAAAGAATATCATTGAACATAGAACCAAACGCAACAACAACTTTGCGAATGGTTCGGTTATAAAAGTGTGCGTTGCCTAGCATTATGCCTCACCAAATGGATTATGTTCTGTAAAGTCTATAATGGCATCAGACTCATTTTCAATACGATTATTATCAATTACATCTTCAAAGGCATTATCCATTGTTGAGGTGTCAGAAACAGTATTTAATGTCCATGTTGCACCACTAGTTCTACCTCTTAATGTGCCAGTAGTAAATGTTCCTCTAACTCTATAAACATCAACGGAACTACCAGTTACAGAATCATGGACAAGAGCTTGTGCGGTAGCATTGGCATAAGTGGCATCAGGACTTACAAATACAATCTCATCATTAACAAATGCACCTGAACCACCAGCATTTAGTGTAAGGCGTGTGCGTGGGTATGCATCTCTGATTTGACCATCAATTTCTGCATTACCTGTTTCAACAACTTCATTAGAGAATACGAATTGTTTTAACTTCAATGCATATACATAAACATTACCGCCACGACCACGACCTAATGTGTAATACATGGCCTGACCATTTTCATGTTCTACAAAAGTAATTTCAAAGAAATTTTGCAACATAGGAACATAAATTAAATCGCCTTCATTTGGTCGAAGTTGATTTACAGTAAATGCAAACCTACGGCGAGAAACCAAAAATGTTAATTCATCTCGGATTTCAAGCCCAAATTTGGACATAAAATCACCTTCACCTTCCATGCCTGTAACATCTTCAAGGTACATTTCAAGTGCATATGCTGAGGTGTATGTTTTTAATGTATCTTCACCATACAATAAATCTACTGAATCACGAGAACTTCTTGGCATATAAAAAATATCCATGCCATAGATTTGCATGGCCTCAATGACAAGGTCTTCCACCAGCAATTGCTCGCTGGTGATTTGATTTATTGGAAATGGATTAAAGTAAAAGTTGGTAGACATTCATTATCAACCCATCATAATTTCACTAGGAAGAACATTGATAATTTGCATTTCTTCTTCTAGTTTTTCTAATTCTTCACGAGCTTCGGTCATAATGCGAACACCATCAAGTGTTACACCACCAGGCATTTGTATACCAGCAAATTTGGATAAATTATTACCCCATTGGAGTTTAATCAATGCAGTAGTATATTTCTTTAAAAATCTATCGTTCCAAACATCTGAATATCCAGCAGCAGTCATTGTTGCACCAGTTTGTGTGGTTGTAAATGGGCCACGAACTGTAATGGATGTTGGTGAATTAATTTTATCAATCTGTAATGTTTCTGTACCAAAAGTAACAAAATCATTTTCTAACAATTGTTGGTCAAATATTGTGCCTGTTCCAACTACTGTATTTGCATTAGCTGTTGTTGCACAAGTACCTGTTAGAGTAATTGTTTGTGGGTTTAATGTGCGATAACATTCAATAACAACATAGTTTCCTGGTTGAACATCTCTTACCCAATCTATATCAAGGAATACTTTGTTTTGTTTGCGATTAAATCTAAACTGTGGTGTACCAGAAAATAACAGTTGTAATGTTCTCAAATGTTGCATGGTAATTTCATATGACACATAACTTACTGATGTAAAGTCATAGAGGTCATGCAAGCGTAATTGATAACGCAAGTCAAACATATTGATAGAAGCATTTGAATCGTCAAATGGAAACACACCTGTTACAAATGTAACGGCATCTGGTGCATAAATCCAACGGCGATTAATATCTTCAGCCGTAAGTTGGTGTTTCATGTAGATTTTTTCAGTACCATCAAAATGGTAATCTTCAAAATAACTTAATGCTTCATCAATACGGTCATCTACTTGGTCATCATCCACGTTAATTTCAATAACGGGTTTGCCAAGTTTTCTTAAACAGTATTCTTTTAATTCTGCTCGTGAAGAAGGTTTTGCCATTTTTTATCCTAGTGCAATTGAAAGTGCTAATACATCGCCAATTGATGCACCACCAGCTGTATTAGCTGTATTGAAAGCTGCATTGGCTTGTATAAATGCCGAATTAGCATATGAACTGGCTGATGTGATGTTGGTGTTTTGAGTTAGATTAACACCAGCAGAATTGTTTGCTGAAGCAAATGATGAATTGGCATAACTGGCTGCAGAGTTGGCTACCGCAAATCCACTATTTGCATATGAAGCGGCACTATTAGCAACATGACTTGGTGTATTGGCAGCTATAAAAACAGAATTAGCATATGCTATAATTTCAATACCACCATCATAAACAGCATCAGCGTAAATACTACCTTTTACACCAACACCACCAGTAATTGTTACAGTACCAGTTGAATTAGATGTGGCAGCTAAACCAGAGGTACTCCAACTTCTGACATTAAATACTTCAGTTGCACCATTGGCAACAACAAGGTTTGCACCAGCAATTACAAGATTGGCAGATATTGTTCCGCCAGTATTTGCATTAATACTATTATTGGCTCTAGTGAAAGAACCATTAGCATATAATGCAGCTGAGTTTGCTACATGAGTTGGAGTATTTGCTCTTAAAAACGCTGAGTTAGCATATGTACCAGCATTTGTTATATTGGTATTTTGAGTTGTATTAACACCAGAAATTAAATTAGCTGACGCAAAGGCTGAGTTAGCGTAACTAGCGGCTGAATTGGCTACATGAGTTGGAGTATTAGCAACTAAGAAAGCTGCATTGGCATATGTTCCAGAATTTACAGCTTTAGTGTCTGCTGTATTAGCCGCAGTATAAGCATTATTTACATAAGGTAATAAATCAATACCTTTGAGTGTAATAACAGTTGATTTAACATTAGCATTTAAAGTATCAATTGTAAAAGAAGGATCATTAATGTTAATATTATTATTAGCACCAACTTCAGGTGTATAATTTTTGAAAATATACCATTCTTTAGTGCCTACATCACGAATAAAACCGGTGTGAGCATTTGTGCCTGCATTATAGTGTGCGGCAAAACCAACATCTAAAGCATCAGCTGTATAGTTTCCTGTACCAAGAAGGAATAGTGTATCATTGGATGTAAGAATACCTGCGTTAGCAGTAAATGTGTTTCCTTGAATAATTAAATTACCAGTAATTGTAATATCACCAGTGATTATACCACCCGTGTTGGCATTAACAGAATTGTTTGCTCTTGTGTAAGCAGAGTTGGCATAACTAGCAGCTGAATTTGCTACATGAGTTGGAGTATTTGCTCGTAAAAATGCAGAATTAGCGTAACTAGCAGCTGAGTTAGCCACATTGCTTGGAGTGTTGGCTGCTAAGAAAGCGGAGTTAGCATAGGTGCCTACATTCGTAATGTTGGTATTCTGAGTAGTATCAATACCAAGGCTATTATTA